ACTTCGCGCTTGGGCTCACCTTCCCCGGCACCTGCTCCATCGCCCCCCGTAGGTCGGGGAAGACATCAGCGACCCGTGCGAGCTCGCCCTTGAAGAGAGAAAAATCAATGTCCTTGTCCTGCTTCTTTGAAACGAGGTCGATCATCAGGTTGTATGTGTCCTGAATCGTCCGCTCAATATAGAACCGCTCCTCGTTATCCCTCGCGTTCTCGCGGTTTTGTAGCATCTTCAACGCCTGTGGGGTCTTACCGACACCAGGATCGATGTTGTCGGCAATCGCCGTGTCCGTAGTCCCCGCCTGATTCAAGAGAGACGCAGCCAAGAAGCTGTATGTACTCTGAAACGTACTCAGCCCTTGTGGGTTGGTCGGTAGCGGTCGGATCGAATCCTTTTCGGTCTCCTGCCAGAACGCGCCTGGGCGGGGAATCAAGGTGTCGGCCCGTACCCCTTTCGGGTTGATGATGTTGATAGGGAACAGGGAGAATTTCACACCGTCCAGATACATGTTCACTAGAGAATTCATTGCATACTGGAGCGTCTTCCCTCTCTCGAATTCACCAAGGCCCCAGAACCGATCAGTCAACGGGAAACAGAGCTTGGTCACAATCGGAATCTGGCCAGATTCGTGCGGGTTCTTTGAGTCACGCAGGATGTAATCGTAATCGCGGGCAAACGTCACCCAGCGGTCACGCTCATACCGTGTGACAATCTCAATCTTGGCGTACTTCCCCTTATCACCCGAAGTGGGGTCGGTGTACTGCCGTTCCGCGTAGCTCTTGTTGTCGTCGTCATCGTCTGACTTGCTCTTGCCCCTACCGTCCTTTATATCTGCGAGGAGCTTTGAAATCTCCCCCTTCTTCCAGGTGTCGGGACGTTTGGCTAACCACTCTGCCGAGACAAAGGAAGAGACAAAAACATAGTCAGCATCCTTGATTGACACAGCCCCAGACTGCGGCATCAGGTTCCGAATCGGGATCATGAATAAATCAGGCCCGATATAGTCATCGTCTACCCGCCAATCCACTAAAGCGGCCGAAGTCCCGTATATCGACCCGTTCCGACCCATCAGCCGGAACTTGGTCAGCATGTCCCACTGCGCGTTAGCGTTCGGCTCAATGTAGTTGGAGATCACTAGATTCATCAGGAACGCTTTCCCCCGATCAGTAGGGGCGTCGGTCGCCTGTGTCTTCCCCGAGGGGAACTGTGACATCACACGCGCCCAGCGTTCATGCACAATGGTTGAGAGACGATGGTCGAATACCTGGGACTTGCTCAGCTTCGTCCCTTTATCCAGAGGACGCCCAAGAAACATCGCCTCTTTCTCCGACCAAGAACAATACGGGTCGTCCCGCATCAGTTCCTGATAGCGTTCGGCGGCCTCTAGCTGGTCTTTACATTCCTGTAGGAGTGCGTCCATCGTTTCTCCAATAAAAAAAGCCGACCCCCTTGCGGGAGCCGACTTAGTGGCCGGTATATCCGGTCTGCTTTGAGTCGCCTAACGTTGCTGCGTCTATTCTATCTAAGGCTTAGCCTATGTCAATAGCCTATTTACCTTATATTCCTTCACCTTCCCCTTAACGAACTCAAATGCAAGGTTAAGCTTACCTGTTTTACCCTGCTTCGCTTCCATGATCGCTTGATAAGCCGCTTCTAGCGCCTCTGCCGATCCGTCATCCTGGAATTTCTTGTTCTTCTCTTTCTCCTGAAACACCTGAACCATCCGACCATTATGGACTTTCACCGTGACGGAGAATTCACCATACTGTAGTTCCTCGGCTATCGCCTTCATCTGATCCACTAGTAGAACCCTTCCTTGGTGAATAGGTTGACTTCAGGGACACGAACGTCAACCCTTACAGCCCGTTGCTCCCATTCGACGGCGAAGTAGCGTATGCCGTCCATCATGTCGTCATCTACCTTGTACGGGACTTCTTTTACCTGCCCGGTCGTGTGTGTCTCCGCCCATCGGTAACGCTCAAACTCGTCAGCAACGAATGTCAGGTGCTTGGCTATCATCAGAGTGGGCTTGCCGGTATCATTCCGCATCTGGAGCAATTCAGATACCTTTCCGATGCCGTGCTTTACCGAGTCTTTACCTTTTTTCACGGGGTCAAAGGACTCACCCTCACGGCGCATATTCTCAATCGCTAACGGGTTCTCTGAATCTGCTACAGACATCGAGAAGTAACGCCCGCCCTGCTTCTGCTTCGCTATCGAAGCTATGTCTTTCTCAACCAATCCTGATTCATATATCGCGTCATATAGATAGATCGCCTTCCCGTCATTCCTCACAGCGAAGTAGGGAAGCGCGGTCTTGTGTGCGTACCCAAAGTCGATAGCCCTGGCGTAGGTGTACTTCCCCGTATCGTGTATGTCGGATGGTAGATCAACCATGTGCGTATCACGGGAGAATTCCTTATAGATCAGGCCGGACATCTTCCTGAACTCGGCCATGATCTCCTGTGAAAACGAATCCTCATCCATCTGCGCCCTGAGCTCTTCTAACTCTTCATGTGACAGGTGCGGATTGTCATAGCTGGTGAAGTGGAAGTAGGAGTACCCGTCCTCACTTCTGGCCATATCAGACAGGTCTTTGAAATGATTGAACCCGTTAGGGGTAGAGATATACCAAGCATCCGCCTTTGAGTCGATCAATGTAGGGCGGATAATCTTGAACGCCTCTGCGAAGTCGGAGAAGAAAGCCACTTCATCGAAGAAGCAAAGATCAATCCTCACCCCGCGTAAGCTGTCGGGGTTCTCTGCTCCTTTCAGCTCTATTCTGCTGCCGTTCTTGAGGATCAGGATCAGCTCGGTTTCATTCTTCTTTTCAATCGCGTCCGGGGGGACGGTCTGTGCCATCATCTCCCAAAAGATTTGCTTTGCCTGCCGGTAGGTGGGGGCAACGTACCAAACCACGCTCCCGTTGTTCTGCATCGCGTAGGCGGTCGCCTTTGCCGCGACAAGCGTTGTCTTCCCCGCCCGACGTCCACAGTTGACGACCTTGAACCGGGAACCATCATCCCAGACTTGTGACTGCCACCTACTTAGCCGTATCTCGATCAACCAGTACCTTGAATGTGATAGGTTCTCCGTTCCCGTCCGTGAGCCCCAGCTTGTCCCCGTACTTCTTCGGCTTGAGCTTCGATGCAAGCCACTTCCTCGTTTCGATCCTGAGCCGTGAACGCTGTACGTGCTCGCTATTCACCTGCTGGCCGTACACCTCACCGTCTGCGTTCACTTTGTCCATCCAGTCGTTGCGGGCGTCGTCTGCTATCTCGATCATTTCATCGGATAACGCATCGGCGGATTCTTCCTTCGCCTGGGTGTAACGCTTAAGAAACTCAGGGTATTTCCTCATCCAGGCGAACACGGTAACGACGCTTGGCATATCGTCATCACGGCAGATAGCCCTGAGGGATTGCCCTTGAGCCAGCCGGGCGCAAATGCGGTCTGCCGTCTCTGGCGTGTAGTCGTCTGGTCTACCGCCTTTATTCTTTGGCATTTCGTATCCCGTAAAAGCGTCTAGTCATTTGCACGAACGTTCGGCCAAACTCTGGTAACTTGTCCGATATGGCGTCAGTTCCGCGCCTCGCCCCTTCATCAAGCCGTTCCCGCATTGAAAGCACTCTGCCATCCTCAGTGACGACAACCGCATTGTTGATGAGTCCGGGACGCCCCTCCTCTTGCAGCCTGTCCAGCACTCTCTCTACCTCTGCGGCGATTTCTTCGGGGGTCATGGGCTTTCCCTGTTGAATCGTAAAGGTCTCGCCGAACTCGTTTATTTCCATGGGAACGCAAAATTAGAGATCAATACTTCTCTCAAGGATAGCCAACGCCTCGCGTAGGCGCACTACCCTATCGGTATTCTGCCCGAAGGTTGAAGTCAGAACAGACTTGAAGATTTTTGGAGGTGGCTCCGTATGGGGTTCGTTTATCTCTTCTGGAACGATTGGCGACAGCTTTTTTGCTAGTGAGGCAACTTGAGCAAATAATTCTTCCAGTTCCTTTCCCTGACGTTCGGCGATTGCAAGTAGCCCATTTCCGGGAATCTCTGCCCTCACATCCTGTGAAGAATCTATCTCAAGCATTTTTCCTCCAATACGCAAAAAGGAATAGAAGCTCTGCGCTCCTATCCCTAGTCGTAAAGTCGGTGTGTATTCAGATTTTCAGGCGCGACCAGTCTACTATCCTTTGTTGGTGCGGTCAATAGGGTATTGACAGGAATCTGAATCAGGCGCATACTTGTCTTAGTTACCTTGGCAAGTACGTTGACACTCGTGGGTTATTTTTTTAGAAACAAGCAGCCCGTTTCGCCAGACCCACTGTCACCTGCCAAGGTACACAAATCAGCGAAGCGGGCTTTTTGTTTCTAAACCAACATTAACAATTCATTGGAAAATCCGAGGCATCAGGCCTGAGGATTCAATAGTCCTGCCGGGATCGTATAGCGGTCAATTACCGCGCTCCCAGCATCTAGCGAATCATCAGCACCCTGACGGGTGCTTTTTTGTACCCGCCTCCCCGTGTGGGGTTTGGCGACTACTACATATCGAGGAGCCTCGGTTTTTCCTGACAAGGAAAGGTCGAGGCTTATTTATTTTTCAGGAGTCAACCATGACCCGGACAAAGATCAAGCTCGTTCCGGTCAAAGAGTCTAAGGCCGTTCTGGTCTACCGGATCACCTGCTACAGGGACGACGGGAAGCTGGACGGAACGCAAAAAGCCTTCAATGCCGGGCTTAAAACGGCACTCAAGTACCAAAACTAAATCAAAGGAAATGAAATGTCTAACAACCAATACCCTACCGGCAAGAGCTATCAGAATCAGCAGAAAGCGCAGAACGCGCGGGATCGCATCAACCGTATCGAACTGGGCAACCCCAAGTCTAACCCTCAGGTACACAACGCAATGACCCGTATATTCACAAACATCAGTAAGGGGCGGTAATGAAAAAGCCCCTGAAATTCAACCAGGAAGAACCGAACCTTATGGCGACGTTCTACATCGGCGCATTGCTCGGAATCGTTTTAACCGTATTGTGGATGTTCTAATGAAGCTCATGCACTACCCGATTGAAGATCATATGATCAAGTATCCACCGAGTGAGGAACTGGACATAAAAAAACTTCGCGCCGACATCGATCGGCGAATGGACAAGGAATTCAAAAGCGAAGGCTCTGCTATCAAGTTAGCTGGCTTGGTCTTGATGCTATCCCTCATTGCGCTGACCTATCTCGTCCTTATCTATCCGGTGTACCAATGAAACTCATAACAAGCTACCTATTCGCAATCGTCCTGTTCGCCCTCTGCGTGGTTGCCACCATCGGTGCAAGCAAGGGGCTGACAGATTCCCCGGAGAAAAAGCAGGCGTGGCGTTTCTACAGCGACTGCCTCGACGAGCATTCCGGCTGGAACCCTGAACTCTGTGACGGGGCGTACCAAGCCTATAAATCTACCAAGTAAGAGAACACAAAAATGACAAGCGAACAAACTGTCGCCGCCTTTGAAGACTTGAAAAAACTCGACATGCCCCTCACGGAAGAACAGGAAAAGGCATACGCAAAGGCAAAAATCGTTCAACAGGACGAAGCTAAGAAGAAACGGGACTCCGCCGACAAGGCGGCTGAAGTCAAACAAAAAGTGGGGACTATGGTGGGGACTATTTGGAAATGGACAAAGCGCGTTCTGGTCGGGATAACCCTGCTCGCCATACTCGCTGCTGGTATGTGGGGATGGCGGTGGGCATCTGGCCTCGCCTTATTTGAGAAAAGAGGACAGGTAGAAGCCTCTGGCCCCTCTGCAGAGCAGGTAAAGCAAGCCATCATCACGGAGCAAAAGAACCTCGCCTCACAGGAAGCCATGCACCGGGAAGTGAAGCGCTTGGACTCTGAGCAGAAACGTCGGGAAGCAGAAGCGGCGGAGATAGAAGTACAGGCCGCCGACATCGCCCTAGAACATCACAGCAACCACCTCGCCCGTATCGAATCAGGGGAGGAGACGGAAGCTAAGCAGTTCAAATCCTCCGACTACCTGGAGGAAGCGAAGCAAAGGGTTTTCAGCGAGCCGCAGCAATAGCAGAAGCGGAATTTGCTGCGGGTTTTAAGCTCAAGCCTAGCGTTGTGTGTGAAGGAGATAACCGCTATCCCCTTCGCACCGTCCAGCACGGAAGCAAGTCAATGAACCTTACCTGTGTACCAAGATACGTAGCTGACGACATTGAAAGAGTCAGTAAGCAGTACAACATCCCGGCTGCGAAGTTGGCAGGACAGATGAACCTTGAGAGCGCATTTAATCCTAAAGCTATTAGCGGGGCAGGGGCGCAAGGGTGCGCTCAATATATGCCTTCAACGTGGAATTCCTACGTCCGCGTAGGTGCAATCCCGCCAGATTGGGACGTGTGGAACTGCGAAACCGCCGTAGAAGCAATGGCCATCTACCTGAAACGCAACGGAGTAGATCAGGACTGGCGGGCCGCATTACGGGCCTACGTCAGCGGTAAGAAGGATATGAAGTACGACTGGTACCCAGCACAGGCATTAGCTTTAGCCAATGAATATTCAAAAGGATGACGACATGGAGATTTGGAAAGACGTTCCGGGATTTGATGGAGACTATCAGGCCAGTAGTTTGGGGAGAGTCCGGTCAAGAAAGCGCACTAGCAGCCCGCGGAAGCTAGACGGGTGGAAAATCCTCCGCCAAAACAAGTCCGTGTGGGGATATTGGATGGTTGTACTGAACAAAGACAGCAAGAGTTTCATGTATTCAGTCCATAGGACAGTGCTTGAATCTTTTGTGGGAAAACGTCCAGAGGGGATGGTGGCCTGTCACAACAATGGTGACCAAGAAGACAACCGCATAGAAAACCTGCGATGGGACACCAGAGTAAACAACGAAGAAGACAAAAAACGGCACGGAACATACCAGGTCGGAGACAAAGCATCTAACCGCAAACTATCGGAGGCGGAAGTCGCAAAGATCAAACGCCGACTGATTCGCGGTGAACACACAACCGTCATTGCAAAAGAGTACGACGTAACCGCCGCCTGCATAAGCTTGATAAAGAACGGCCACAACTGGAAAGCGGTGCATCCAGTGTCAGAATCGTATCAATTCCGGTCTAACCTCATAGGTCAAAAAATATGAACAACGCTAATTCAGCCCTGCGGGAGAAAGTAGAGTCAATTATTCCCCCAGCTCCCCGACCCCCTGCCCCACTGCCCGATGCGTCACAGGCAGAGATGGCCGCATACCGTAGAGAGGAAATGGTTGCGGATAGTCATGACATGCGCCGCCTGGTAATCATGGACAGAATCTTTGGGCTTGTCGCTGAGCGCGAGGAGAGGGCGTTTTTCTCCGGAGTGCAAATGGGCTGGAGGTCAGATCTGACCGATCGCAAAAAACGAAAAGTACTTAACGCTGCTATTCGCGGAGCTGTGGAGAAATTTGCGGATGCCGTGCTTCTCGAAATACCCAGCCCGGTGAATAACCCCGTAGCGAAAGGCGAGCACATAGCAGCGCTGGAACAACGGGCAAAGCACGAAGCAGCCATGAGCGTCCTGTTCCCAGAGGAGGGGATATGACCACACACACCACCAGCGACGCAGATCAGGCGATGTACCTGCTCAAGAACTTCAACGTCACCACCCGTCACACGTATGACGACGGGCGCTTCACCTACTGGACGCTAGAGGGGGAGACAGCCGAGTTTGACCGGGGGTTAGCGGAGTACCGAGAAAAGAAACAACCCGAGGTCAGGGAGCGCGTCAGATTCAAAAAGCAATACGGATTAACACACAGAGGCTGATATGAAACGCTTTACGGAAACACAAATCTACTCAGACCCCTGGTACCGGAAGCTGCCAATTGAGATAAAGGCTTTCTGGGACTACATAACCCGCAACTGTGACAACGCGGGCGTTTGGAAGGTGGATATGGAAGCGGTCGAGTTCCATCTTGGCGTGAAGATCGACAAGGCGAAAGCCCTTGAGCTTCTGAACGGAGAAGGGAAACAGCGCATCCATACCTTCGACAATGACAGGAAGTGGCTCATCATTAATTTCGTCGAATTCCAGTATGGCGAGTTGTCACCTGCCAACAATTTGCATAAATCCGTTCTTAAGCTCTTAAAAAGTCATGGGCTGATTGATATTTTTGAGGGCCTCATGAGGGCCTCAATAGGCCCCCAAGAAAAGGAAAAGGAAAAGGTAAAGGTAAAGGTAAAGGAAGAGAGGGGGAGTGCAGAGGGGGAGACTGCCGGAGAAACTCCGCAGGAGAAGTCTCCCGAACAGCCAGATCCCGGGGAGATTGGCCCCGGAAAGTATAGCCAGATGCGATCCGTAACCGACCGGGAGATTGAGGACGTGGTGCGTAAAACTGGCCGACCCAGGGCGTTCGTTTTGGACGTTTGGAAACGCCTCCAGCTTTACGTCAAATCAACCGGGAAGCCTTACCACGACTACCATGCCGCCTTGGAATCTTGGGTTAGGCGGGAGAAAGACCCGCCTAAGCGAAAACGTGGAATTATCGAGCCTGACGGCAGCATCACGGAGGAAACATGAAAAACATCCTGACCATGAACAACGGCGAAAGATATTCCCTGACGGAGGACCAAATGGCTGCCGTAGCTAACCAGCACGCCGAGAGATCGGCGCAAATTTCCATCAAAGTCGGCAGAGACGTTCACCGCTTCCCCTGGTCGAAAATCGACAGCATGGATACCCTCCACCCAACAGCCTGCGGGGACTGCGGAGCCGATACCTACCCCGGCGAATCGCACTACTGCAAGTTCCCCTCCCTGTCAGAGGCTTTGGACTCAGACCCAGGCGTCATCCCGGAATACTCCGAAGCTGCGATAAACGAGATCAGGACGCGCATCAACCCGCCCAAAGGGGACTTGCACTACATCGCCCACCTGGAACGCATGACGAGGCTCAAGGCGATTGGCGGTAGGACGTACTACCGGCAGAGCCCGGAAAAGGAAAAACTGCGCGAGAGAGTGAAAGCCATGAAAAAATCTATCAGGAGTTTTTAATGAGTGACCTAACAAAACCACAGCGGCTGTGCTTTGAAAAAATGGAACCGCTAAAAACATACTGTGCATTCACCTTGCGCGAAAGATTGTCAACGCTTCGGGCATTGGTGAGAAAGGGGTACGTTGAAGACATAACACCACCCGGACCCGGAGGGATGTATTCACCCAGAACACACTTTCTATTTCGCATTTCAAGAGAAAGAAAATCATGAAGATCGAAACCAAGTATGACGCCGGGGACGAGGTCTTCTATCACGACGGGAAGGCAGTTAGAAGGACGGAGATTGTGGACACTTTTGTGCGGTATTCATCAAGCATTGATGCTGCCGCAGAAATAGAATACAGGGTGATGGCTAAAAGTCGGTATGAGGTCATCCCCGAATCCGACCTCTACCCCACCCGTGAAGCGTGCTTAAAGGCTAGTGAGGGGGTGAAATGAAGCCAAAACTGGAATACAGCGACATCCTGAACATCGCGATGGGAAAACCGTTCTGCGTCTACCCGAATTGGTCTGCTGACGGCATCAGAAAGAAGTGCATCCGCCTTGTTCATATCGGGTTGCTTCGATATGACGGGAACTGGAGGCGATACGGGGCATATGGTGATTATTTTCTACCGACCGGGGAGACAAAACAATTTCTAGCGTCTGGAAAGCGCTTGAGGAGCGGGAAAAAAGGGAAGCTTGAGATTGAGGAGGGGGAATGAGAGACTGGCTGACAGATTATGGGCGTCCACTACTGGCGAGTCTGATCATCACGCTGGTGCTGTCCTTGTTGATGGGTGCTATCTTGGGGTATTTCGCTTATGTATATAGCCAGCCGTGCGAATACTACGCTAACTTCACGTATCGCTCCCTACCCGCTCGGTGCATATCTTATTTTGAGGGGGTGGAATGAAGAGCGGGAAGAAAACGATACTTTACCATTGCACGACGGCGAAGAAGGCAAAGGTGTACCGGGCTACTGGATATATCAAAAGGCCCGTGCGCGGGTTCACCACCCTCATGGCTGCAATGGCTTGGTGTATCAAGGTTGGCAGGAAGGTAATCTACGAAGTTGAGGGTCAGGCAGTATACAAGCTCCCAGACCACCACAACGAGTTCGGCGAGGCGTGGTGGATAGACGAAGACGTTGACAGTTTTACTTGTGTTTTTAGCGGAGACGCTAAATAAGACCCGGGATTGACCCACAAAGAGTACTCTCCCAAACCCCAATTATCTATTAAATTTATCCGTGACAAATATCTGAATCTTTAGTACAACCGTACTAACGATGTAGAGGCGCGGGCGATGTCACGGATGGATATTTTTCAAGCGATAGACAATTTAGAGAGGGACATTCTTCGAGTCGGTCAAAGTCGGGGTACAGCCACTACCTACGTTCGGAACCTCGGCAGGTT